TAGAAAAAAAGAATCAGGATTGCTCCTGACTCTCCATTTTTAAGCAATATCAAATTTTAATTGACCAGCTTTGACACCAATCTTGAGAGTCTTGCCTGCTACCAGTTCTCCCTTAAGAAGGAATTCTGCCAACTTGTCTTCCACTTCTGTTTGCAGGGTTCTGCGAAGTGGGCGAGCTCCCATTTCTGGATCATAACCTTGGCTTGCTAGTAACTTCAACGCTGAAGCTTGCAGTTTCAAGTCGATGCCTTTCTCTGCTAGGCTAGCAATCAATGGTTTAACCATAATCTTAACGATTTCCTGCATGTGTTCGCTATCCAAACTGTGGAAGACCACCTTTTCATCAATACGGTTGATAAACTCTGGTCGATAAGTCTTTTTCAACTCTTCAAAGATGCGTTTTTCCATATTTTCCTGGTCAAAACGAATGTCTTTCGCGCCAAAGCCGACAGTCTTGTCATCACGAAGAGCCGTCGCACCAAGGTTTGACGTCATGATGATAATAGTATTTGAAAAATCAACCTTGCGTCCCTTGCTATCTGTCAAGACACCGTCGTCCAGAACCTGCAAGAGAACATTAAAGATATCTGGGTGGGCCTTCTCCACCTCATCAAAGAGGAGAACGGAGTATGGTTTGTTGCGAACCTTCTCAGTCAACTCCCCACCTTCTTCGTAGCCCACATAGCCTGGAGGAGCTCCATTGAGACGGCTAGCTGCAAATTTCTCCATATATTCGCTCATATCAAAGCGGATAAGGGCTGATTCGTCGTCAAAGAGGACTTCTGCCAGAGCCTTGGCCAATTCGGTCTTACCGACACCCGTTGGTCCTAGGAACATAAAGGAACCAATCGGACGCTTGTGACTGCGAATCCCTGACTGATTACGGCGAATAGCACGGCTAATACTTGAAACAGCTTGATCTTGGCCGATGACACGTTTGTGTAGTTCAGCTTCCAAGTTCAGATATTTCTTGGCATCAGTCTGAGTCAGTTTTTGGACTGGAATCCCTGACAATCGACTCAAGGTGGTCAAAATTTCAGATTCTGTTACCAAGTCTTTATAGACAGGCACTTCTTGTTCTTTTGCGATTAGCTGGGCCGCTTGTTTCCACTTGCCATCCATCAGAGCCTTGTCAGCTGGACTCAAGTCGGATTCGTCTGCTTTCACATGCTTGGATTTGTTTTGCACTGTTGCTGCCGCTTCATCCAAAAGGTCGATAGCAGAGTCTGGTAAGTGACGACTGGTCAAGTAACGATGCGCCATCTTGACAGCTGTTTCAACGGCTTCATCTGTGATTTGCACACGATGGTGTTTCTCATAGGTCGCTTTCAAACCTTGCAAAATAGTCATGCTGTCAGCTAGACTTGGCTCTTCAATCGTAACTTTGGCAAAACGACGAGAAAGGGCAGCATCTTTTTCGATGTGTTTTTGGTATTCTTCCTGAGTGGTTGCACCAACCGTTCTCAAAATTCCACGCGCCAAGGCTGGTTTCAAGATATTGGCCGCATCCAGAGTCGAGTCAATACCGCTTCCAGAACCCATAATGGTGTGGAGTTCATCGATAAAGAGAATCACTTTGCCATCTTCCTCTATATCCTTGATGATGTTGTTCATACGTTCTTCAAAGTCACCACGGAAACGTGTCCCTGCAACAACATTCATCAAATCAAGCTCTAGAACACGCATCTTTGCCATTTCTGCAGGTACGTCCCCACTAGCAATACGCTGGGCAAGTCCAAGTGCCAGAGCTGTTTTCCCAACACCAGCATCACCAACCAAGACAGGATTGTTCTTGGTCTTACGACTCAAAATCTGAATCATACGTGAGATTTCCTTGTCACGACCGATAACTGGCTCTAACTTGCCAGAGCGCGCTTGCTCCGTCAGGTCATGCGTGTAATCCTCTAGGCCTCCACTTTGAGCTTGAGGCATGCCCATCATATTGGCCATGGAATTTTGCTTGTCAGTTACTGTGCGATGGCGTTGACGCAAAGCCTTAAGGTCTTCACGAGTCCATCCTGCACGCTCTTCTAGATTGCGACGAAGAGCGGCAATTCTGACCTGATCTTTCTGGTCTTCATAAGAGAAGCCTGCTCTCTCCAAGATGCGAGTTGCCAAGGCATTGCCATCATGCAAAATCGCATAGAGAACATGCTCTGTCCCTAGCACCTTTGCATGGACCACTGAGGCCACATACTCTGCTTCTGCAAATAGGACCTCCAAACGATGAGAAAAAGGCAATTCCGTAAAGGTTTCGTCCTGGCTATAGTCCGTTTCAGTCAGTTCTAAAGCAACCTCTTCTAGACGGTCCATTTCATAAGGATAATCATTTAAAGTCGCACCTGCCACGCTGTAACTGTGATTGGACATGGCAATCAACAAGTGCCATGACTCTAGGTAACGAGCTCCAAAATGGCTCGCAACCATGTAGGCACTCTCGATACATTCATTCAATGCTTTTGAATAGTTCATCTTACTTCTCTTTTCTATCTACCTCTTGTAATAGCTGTCGGAGCATATTGGCACGGACAACTGAGGATTCTTCCCCCAGAACACGATCTGTTGCTACTGAAGTTAGCAAGGTCATCTCCTGCTTGGTCATCAAGTCCTGCTCCACCAAAAGCTGGAGAATATCCTCATAGATCTCCTGACTAACTCGCTCACCAATCGAGTAAAGCAAATCGCGGAGCATCTCATGATGATTGGAAAACTCAATCCGCCCTATGCGAATGTAGCCTCCACCACCACGCTTGCTCTCAACCAAGTAACCTCTGCTTTCAGTAAAACGTGTCTTGATTACATAGTTGATCTGACTTGGCACAACCTGAAAGGTATCTGCCAACTGGCTCCGCTGCAATTCCACGATACCAGATTGGTCTAATATAGCCTTGATATAGGCTTCGATATGATCTGATGTATTTTTAAATCTCATAGTAAATCAAACTCCTTCTTTGAACCTTGACTATCTTTGACTATACTATCATTTAACACTCTATAAGTCAAATTTTTAGAGCTCAGCCCTTGAAAATACTGACTTTCTTTAAAAACATTTAGGCATTAAAACGCCTTAGTTTTTCTTGAAAGTTCCTAAAAAAGTCCACAAAAAAGAGCCCTAAAAAGGGCGTAATATTGACGAGTTCAGCAGGCAAGAACTAGCACCTTTGAAGGTGCTTTTTTATTCATCTAATCAATTATCAATAATAATGTTACAATAACTATAATATAAACAATAACTTTCTGAAAGGATTAACATGGATAAGATAGAAATGATTTCTTTTTCAATCCTACTTGATGAAGTTGCTGAAGTAAGGCAACTGCTTGAAAATATTGTAAGTTTGGATAAGACAGTTTATTCAGAACTATCAATAGGTATCCTTCCTTTTGTATCATCTCTCTGTGATGGAATACTAAAGTTTTTACCCAGAGATGTTCATAGTGATTTTCCAAATATTGGAGAACAGGAATTTCAAAAAATAATATCTAGTGTCCGAGTGAGTTATAAGCAATACTCTGATAAAAAATTTAGCAAGGCTAACAAACTGATACTTGAAATAGAGAGACGCTTTTATTCACAAATGGTAGAAAATTACAATTTATTTCAAAAACTCGTAATCAATATTTTTGGACAACATGATTTAGGGGTATATTACTTCAACGAAATTCCATACGCTAACACTAACCAATATCATATTTACCTAGAAAGTATTTTATCGAAAACTGATAAAAAGGATATTTCCTATTTTGATAAAAGAGCTACTGATTTATTTTTTGAATTTAGCAAAGCTTTAGGAACTTTAATTAATTCAGTAAATCAAAAAACTATTAAGAAGCCTACAATCCAGGATATTAAAATTGAAAACTTTGAACAACGTGATTTTTTCTTATTTGAATCTAAAAGAAGGAATTTTTTAACAGGAGTTCTGCCTACGGGCACTCAGTTATTCTTATTTAACATATTATGCCAGAATAATTTTGTAGTACATATTATGCCAAGTGTCTTAAAATCAAAAAATTACTTTTTTACACGCTCGCTAAGCCAATGCTATTTAGTTAGTATTACAGCCTTACGCTTGATTCTTAATAAGGAAAGCTCTTTATTTCCTGATTTCCAACGGGAGGAAGTTGTTGATATCCTTGATCGCAAAGAAAAAGTTTTTAACTTCCGACAAGATTTTAGAAATAATATATTTCATTATAAAATTTCAAATGTCCCATTACAAATATTTACCAATCCCCCGAAATTCTTTGAAGAACTGATTGAATTTCATTCCTCAAAAAATTTTAAAGAGTATCAAAAACTATTATTGGAAGAAATCTTAAAAATAAATGACATAATCAATTCATTTATCAATTGAAAATTAGGTCTTATTTCAGAAAAATAGTTTCATCTCAATTCTATTTTAGAAAAACTAATACTTTTTTCTAAAAGCAATAAGTTTTTACCCCCTTTTTCTCTGAACATCTCCGACTTGGAAAAAGTTCCCTTCACCGGTACCCTACTGGCCAGAAAGATTTTTTAAAAGGTGGGGGGAGTCAATATCCTTTCAACTCAACAAATCTTTTAGCGATTACTTTTCTACGGCTATTTATATAACGAGTAGTTTTATTTAGTTTCTCTGCCACGTCTTCCCAAGTCGCACCAGCTTCTAAATATCTCATTTTAAAAATGACTAGATCACTTTCAATTAAGTTTTCCATCAAGGTATCTACCACTAGTTTAAAGCCTTCTAAATATCTTAGCGTTTGGTCTTCTTCAATTCTAATGATGATTGCTTCAGTAGGACTATATACTGTCTTGCCTTTCCCACCAGTACAATCTTCAGCGCTATGTTTCTTATTATGTATTAGTTCCTGTCTTCTCAAATAAATTTTATTAGCAAGAGTTCTATATCGCCCTAACTCAATATCTATCCCGTCCAGGTCTCTGTTACTCAGCTCGTACATCGGTAAGTACCTCCACTTAAATTTTAAAAATTATTTATCTTGCAATTTGTCAAATTGTAAATTCTGTCAAACTGACAAAAAATGCTTAAAGCCTACTAATACTCAAGTTAGAAGGTATTGCTGTTTTAAGTTTGACAACTCTTCAATGTGACAAGTTCAAGGGAAATTTCTTTTATTTATCCCCTCAGTTTCTCATATCTTACATTCTGTGAAACTCACTCCATTCTGTAAACCCCTGATATACCTTGCTTTCAAGCTATTACTTCTTTTCAGTTTATGCTTACTTTGTTATGTGAAACTTAGTAAAGCATAAAAGTAGGACTAGCGATATTTCTTTTGTTTGAGCCATATATCACTAGCCTTACTTAATTTGTTCCCTATTTCTCTAAATACACTTTGATGTCCCGATATTCCTTAGAAAAATTCATCCATCCGCTAGAATCAGGGGTTAAGAATGGTAGGACAGTAAGCGGACTTACTTCTGTTCGATACGGCGATAGAGAATGTCTCTGACTTATTTCTCTGACTACACCTGTATGAATTTCTTCTACATCCTTCTTCAGTTCTTGAATTTCATCATATGCGTCCAGAATTCGTCTAAGTTTCTTTCGGTATTGTTTATAGATCTTCTTAGTTTCCATCCGTTGCTTAGTTTCTTTAAAAATGTATTCAAAGATGACTGCATTAGCTTCTGAAAAATCACTATCAAATTTTTCCTGAAGGCCATTAATAGCTTTTTCCATCTTTTCCAGCCGCTCTAAAGATTCTAAGTTATTTGACAAAAAAGAATCTATGTTCTCAAATGAAACTGTTTGATTGCCTAACAGGCTTTTCCTTTTTTCGCTTAACTGTTCTCGTGCTGAATTAATCTTACTTTTTTTATTATCTAGATCATCCAGTGTTTCAAATACTTGATTAATATCCATTTCTTTCTCCTAGTTCCATTGAATAAAGTAACCACAATCTTCTTCAATTTTTTTTACATCAAATCGGGTATGTAAAATCAACCGTTTCCCAAAATAGTCATTCGCATTCACCCAACTAAGTGTATCTTTCTTGCGATCAAACAAAGTAACAAAGTTTTCTAGATCTCCGATAAAGCCTTTTTTGTAACCTTTATTCCCTAATGTCGTATCATCCACAATTAAAAAGTTATCTACAAAGAATGTTTCACTTGTCCCTGTCTCTTTATCAACTTTAAGAAGATAATTTCCTGAAGTGTCTTTCATTTTTTCTAAGACACTAAATAGTGATTGACTAACAACCATAGATACATTGCGCTCTGGATTGATTAAAGAAACAATAGATTTCAAGTCGTCCATACTTGTAGCAGTCTGCACTTTCGCAGTTTGGAGAATTTTCCCAATCTCTCTATTTCGTGTTCTACGTTTTAATTTAATAATCTTCTTACCAAGAAAATCCGTTAAATTATATTGACCATCGTCTAATTGTTCCTGTGAAAAATCAAGTTTTCCACTGAATAATTTAACTAAGTAATCAACGCTGATAGTTTTCTTTTTATCTGCTTCTGTTCTCTCAACCGAATTTTCGCTAACTTCTTGTAATGAATCAGATTCAAAGTCAGTTACTTCATACTTCCCACCACGGGTACGAGTCTCAATAACATTTACTAGATCAACCAGTTCTTTACGTTGATGTGCATTTTCGTAACTATCAAGGATTGGTTTTTCAATGAGTACATGATTATTTTCTACGTTCATCCCTCTAGTGTTATAACCCGTACTTCGGATATAAGCTTCTAGATTTTCTTTTTGTTTAACTAAGTTAGTTGTCATTTTTTTGCTCCTTCATCTTTTAATATCTGATTTTTGTTTATAATTTTTTCTAAAATTCTTTGCTTTTAGCTTTTCTTTTAGAACTCTCCGAGCCTTTAGAATCATTTTTTCTAGATTTTGATTTGTCTTGTTTGTTAGCATATTTTTCTAGTATTTCTTGTTTCCGTTGTTCTAAGCTTTCATCTTCTTTTTTACACTGAGAAAAGATTTTCTGTCTTTTATCTGGATCCATAGAAAACTTATTGGCTACTACATACCCTAAAGAAGTATCTCCTGACATCTTCCTCACCCCCTTTCTATGCAAACAAAAAGGGACATACCACTAGCATTATATGCTTACGGTATGTCCCTGAGTTGTTCTCAATAGACTTATTTTTTAGTTTCTTTTTTGACTAGATGGGTAAATTTCCCATCTGAATAGAATAAAGTAATTTCTCCAAAACTTGGAACTTTTTCTATCTCTATTATACCACATTTTTCGTAGACAACAAAGCCTTTTTCTATTGCAAATCGCATTTTATCATCATTCATTGATATTCTCCCCTCACTGTGTTGATAGTGTATCTCTTATCTTTGATCGTAAAAGCCTTGAAAGTGTTCCCTTCTAAACCTTTCAAAATTCTACTTGAATTTCTAGCATTGTAAACAGTCCGCAGTTCGCTACTATCTAGGTTCGTGTTGAAAATCGTAGTTTCTCGATTATTGATAATATCAAACAAGAAATCCTGTTCCCAATCGCTCTTAGGTGTTACCGTCCCATTTTTTGCCCCTAGGTCATCGATGATTAGAAAATCAACATCAACTAGCTTTTTAACCGCCTCATACTCTGTTAAGTTTGCATTTCTTCCATAAGCCCAGCCTTCTTTTATCTGCTTGATAATCTCGGTTAAGCTAAAAAACAAAACACTCTTAGGCTCGTTCTTCTCCCTGAAACTTTCATTGATTTCTTTAGCAAGTGCAAGAGATAAATGACTTTTCCCTATCCCTGTGCTACCACTAATTAAAGTATTTCCCGTCATACCTGCAAGGTACTTCTGGGCTTGCCCCTTTACAAACTCTAACATCTGACCTTCCTCTGTCGTCTTAACAAAGAAATTATCAAATGTCGCTCCCTTCAACTCATTAGGGATCGTGCTATCACGCATTAACACATCATAAGTTTTAAAGTAGGCTTGTCTGTCCTCGAACTGCTGCAATAGGTCTTTCTCTTTTTGTTTAATCTCTCCCTTTACACACTCCGGGCAAAATGCTTGTAGTTTTCTTTCTGAACTACCTAACACTGGTACAGAAATTTCCCAATAATTTACCTGGTGAATATCGCAAACTTTATCCGATATTTTTCTGTTATTAAATTCTTTAAATTGTTCCTTCATCTTTTCAACTCCTAAAATGGTAGGTCTGGGAAGTTGTCTTCTGACTTCCCTTTTATGGTTTTAGGCTTTTGATTCAAATAACCGTCAAACTTAGATCCGAAAAGTGTTTCTGGTCTCAGATATTTAGAAAATTCAGGACTATCCTTCCATTCTGCCGTTTTAATATCGATCACCTGTTTAAAATCTTCAAGTGTATAGCCTTCTTTGAATCGTGCCATTATCGGCTTCAAGTTTTTGTCCAAATATTTATAATTTTTCCCAACTGTATGATTCAGATAAGCTAAAGGTATTCTGATTAAATATTTTTCAGGACGTCCTTTAGTTACCTCATCAATCATACTCGAAGTTAGCCATTTAGGAAATACAAAGTCAGGTTTACCTGACAATATATATTCTTTATATAACTCTTTATCTTTATGTAACTCTTTATCTATCTCTATCTCTGTTGGACATGAGTTGGAAATAGTCTTTTTATTTTGGACATTCTCCAATTTTGGTAAATCTTGACTATTTTTTCTTTGTTCTCGCTTGTATTTTGCCCAGTTTGTTTCACTCTCAACCATGGCTTTTGCTTGCGATAATGTAGCATGTCCATCATCGTCTATCTGAATCAGTCCACATTTTGTAAAATATGCAACCGTCATATTTATATCATCTTCAGAAACATCCAGTTTTAAAGCTAATTCCTGTACCAAACTATCAAAATATCCTTCATAGTACAAAATACAATCATCTTCTAAACTTTCCAACATAAGACGGATATAAATCACTGTCATAGTGTAGCCACCAGGCATATTTTTAAGTCGCTTAATAAAAAGATTATCAAAAAACTTCTTATCAACTTTTAACCAAAAATATATTTTAGTCTTTGCCATCATCTACCCCCAAAAACTTTAAAACGTCTGAGATTTTATAATACGCTTTTCTAGTATCTTCAATAGGCGGTATATACTGTGGTAGTCCCGCACCTTCCCATTTTGTCAAAGTTTTATCTCCTATGCCCAGTTCTTCTTTTAGTTCAACCTTGCTAATCAAATCTAATCTTTTTTGAGGTACTTTCTCATGGCTTTTTAAATACCGTTCCACTGCTTCCAAAATCTTAGACTTTAAATCTTCAATCATTTTTTCAAACATCTTAGTACCCCCATGGCTTAACCCCTGCAAGCTGAATATATCGCCCATAATCAGGGCTTAAATCCTCGCTAGGTGTTTCTGTTGTCTGTGCACTTCCTCGCTCGATTTGGGCGCTTTTTTTGCGGTCTCGGTGGTTTAGATAAACCAGTAAGCCAAGCAACACCACTATAAACCGCTTGTGTGTTGCTTAAATCTAGCTCATTCATGCTATGCCCTCGCTTTGTAATTCTTGATATAATTTACTTGATAGTTTCGCTCCATCTTCAGAAAGTCGTACACCTCTTCTGGAATTACTTTATCATCTAAAAAGTCAATGATGAACTGAAAGAGGTTCGGATTTCTATCCTTGATTTTAGTCATTAGCTTATCAAATTCTGCTTGTGTCATGTTATCTAGGTCTAGTGTCATTGCATTGCCTCCTCAAACTTCTCTATAAGACAACCTTTATTTACTTTTTGAGTTCCATTTTTAGAGTTAAAAAGAATTTCTTTTAAGGTTATAGTAGCCTCTAAATACTCCTTTTCAGCATGTTCTATATACGCCTGTTGCTCTGCTTCGTTGTCAAAAAAGTGCTTAGCCTGGCGTTTAAAGAAAGCTTGTCGCATAGCATCCATTTCAAAAATACCAGGGTGGAAAAACATTCCAGTAGTGCTTTTAGAAATGACTTCGATTTTATGACTTTCATTCAATTCAGGGAGTTCAATCCAAAGTAAACGATGTAAGTTTTCTTTGATAGCTTTTAATTGTCCTGATAAGATCCCTATTCTCAAAAAATCATTGTTTTCGTCTGCTTGGTGTAATTCCATACTAATTCCATCCAAACTTTTAGCGATAATATCGTATGTTGTTTCTGTCATAGTCTATCTTCCCCTTTTTCATGCTTTTTACTATACTGAATTATTTCACCACTCCAAACGCTGGGCTATCGCCCCATGTTGCCGTACGCTTGTAGCGGTGTTTCGTGAGTAATTACCCATCTTTCAACTAAACAAGGTCTTAGAATCACCCTGTCAGCGCTTGATTTCAAAACCTTTTCTAATTGCTTGCCTGCTCTTCGGTTTTTCTTTAAGTATTTGATAGAATATATATTTTTTGATATAATCAAAGCATAGAAAAAATTTCTATACTCTGAATTGTGTCGCTTGCTCGCCTTGGCCAAAATTTGAGCAAGTGATTTTTTTATTTTCTTTTTGCATGACTACTACCTGACTTGGGTTTATAAAGCAAGTCTTTACTTTCGATTAGATCTAGAATCCAGCTAAATCCCTGCTCAACCGTTTCAAGAAATGCCCCCAGGTCTTCACTGTCCAAGTTCTCGTAGTTCATACAAAGATATTCGGCTAGTTTTCTGTCTTTCTCAACTAGCTTTTTAAAATCCTTGGAATACTTAGGAATTTCTAACCCTTTGGCATTTGTAACTGTCTTAAAATCATTTTCCA